TGACAACCAAATAGACTTAGGAACAGCTTCTAATTGGTCTATTGGTAAAGATGAGAACGGAGATGCATATGTTGCATTGGCTGATTCTTGGGATTTTTCATCTACCCCTGAAGAACGCTTTGGAACTTATGGAAGAATTATGGATAAAATAGGCGTAAAAAATATAAACTTTTATGGCAGATTCCCTATAGAAGGAGATGCATATATTAAAAATGCAATGAGGGATGTTGGTATGGAAGAATGGTCAAATTACGATAAATAAATAGAGGAGTATATAGTGGCAAAATTTGGAAAGAGAAGTAAAGAAAAGCTAGCAACATGTGATGAAAGATTACAAAAAGTGTTTAATGAAGTAATTAAACATGTTGACTGTGCTGTATTAGAAGGACATAGAAGTGAAGAAAGACAAGAAAAACTATTCAAAGAAGGAAAGACGAAAGTACATTACCCAAATGGTAGGCATAATTCAAAGCCTAGTCGTGCTGTTGATGTTGTGCCTTACCCCATTGACTGGGATGACCGAGAACGTTTCCATCTCTTTGCTGGGTTGGTCATTGGGCTGGCTCGTGGGATGGGTATTACTCTTCGGTGGGGAGGAGATTGGAATATGAACTTTGAAGTTGATGACAATCAATTTGATGATTTTCCTCATTTTGAGGTGAGAGATTAACGATATAAGGTTATTGGGATTATTTTTTCTAATAGGTTTTATAAATGATAAGCACTCTCCAGGATATTATGAAGCAATTAATGAAAATTATTTGTTACGGGATACAATTGCCTATAACAGTAATTTCAAATATTTTTGCCCAAGGGTTTGTGATGTTAATCATATACATAGAGCCCATCCTGAAGATTTTATTTGTGTTAGCTCTGATTCATGTAATCACTACTTGGTTAAAAAATTAATAAATAAACTTAAAAAGAGGAAGTTATGGCAAGAAAAAAGAGAGCAGACGAAGTAAGACAACTATATAATTTGTCTAATAGCTATACTAGGAAGCAATGGCAAAGTAT